GTCCGAGGTAAAACCGGCTCATGTCAAGCAAATATGTCCCCGGCGCCGTGAGGTAATACGTCCCCAAGGTGGTTCCAGCGCCAACATTTGAGCCGTGCCATGCGGTAGCCGTCGCAGCAGTGGAATTATTCAACCGCGAAACAGTCAGAGCGGTCGCAGTCGCCGCAGTCCCGTTCTGCGAAACCGTAAAATTGCAGACCACCGAGCAATAGACCCAAGCAGCCTCGAAGATCACCGGATGTTGCGGGCTAGTTGGCTGCTGCACCGTCAGCGCCTCAGACGCCGACGAGAGCGTCTGAGTATCGATCGCCTGGTAGCGCGGCGTCGTATCTGGCCCTTGCGGTTGGCCGGGATTGGGCTGTTGCGCGCATACTCCGGCCACGGCAAGCAACCCAATCAGAAGCCGCTTCATGCGGCCTCTGGCTTGGGAGGAAACGGTTTTGACGACCACCCTGAACCAGCCGGTGCGCGCTTGACCTCATCGTCGGGGTTCTGAACCAGGACAGCACCTTTGGTCTTGTGGTAGCGCCACGCCGGAAAGGCCGTTCCCACGCAGGGTTTTTGCGGTTCGAAATTGCCGGCCGGCCCATTGTTGCGGATAGGGGCATCCCGTTGACCTCGGAATCTCTCGTGTGGCGCAAGCACGCCCACGTTGTGCTGACCAATCACTTCGCTTGCCATATTTCTCCTTTTTAGTTCGTGCTCACCAGCCAGTTGAAGTCACGCGGGCCTTTGCTTACCAGGGCGGGATCGATCACCCCAATAGGCGCGATCGCGTTTTCGTTTTCAAGGGCGAGCCTAGATTCATCGGCGATCCGCTCGACCAGCGTCCAAGTTGCCGGGTTCATGCCTTTCTTGTACATGGGCATGATTTCGCGCGCGAGGTTGTAACTGAGCGCGCGAGCGTAGCCGTCCGGGACCAAAAGCGTGCTGCCGATCACGAGATTTTCCGGCAGCAGTTGCGGCGTAAACAATTCGAGCGTATACGCCGATTGAGGACCAGGCCATAGATTCAAGGTCGCAGTCCCAGTCGGCGCCGACTGGGTGTATCCCAAGTCGTAATAGAGTTTCAGCGGAATCGCGAAGATCTGCGGGACCCGAATCGAAGCCCATTCCTCGACGCCGATCAGGGTAATGGGCAAGCGAAGTTCGGTCGGGCTGGTCTGATAGATCAGATTCGCGCGAACGATCCACGGCGGGCGTGGGACGTTGAACGGAGCAGTCGCGTTGGCGCCGATCGCATAACTCTGCGTGTTGGGTGTGAGCAGGAAGCTTTGATCGGTCACGCAAAACAGCTTGTTCTTCATGATGTTCCAGCTCGACAAAAGCATATTCAGGAAAGTGGGGATTTCGGTCTGCTCCTCGTTCGAAAGAGTCCGTCCCGGCAGGTTAAATTGGCCCACCAACCGGAGAGCGTTCAACGCGAGTTGTGCAACCGTGATGTCCATTTCCTAAACAAATCGGGCGGATACTCGCCTCCCCCGAGTCGAATACCCGCCCGTGCGGGAGGATCCAATTGCTAAAATCTTACCAGCTCCACCAAGCACCATTGCGGGAGATCAACCGGCAAGAACCATAAGCCGCTCCCACGCAAGTCGTGCCGGCTCCGCCGTCGAATGTCCCGGTGACCTTATTAGTCGAAGTAGCAGACCCGGATTCGTCCTTGACGATGTAAACTTTTCCGGGGAAGGCCGCCGCCGATGGTAGCGTCAGGACGCGCGCCGCCGTGATGGCCGTCCAAGCGATGTAATAATCGTAGGGCAGCGCGGTGTAGGCTGCATCATTCACAGTCGTGCGCGCGACGCGTAGGCCATGGGTCGAGATGCTCGGTCCCCCATATCCCCACATGGATTCGGAGTCGCAGACGAATACCGTCGCGTCGAAAATATGGATTCGCGGGTAGGCATAGAGCGTCGATTTGGTGCAAGATCCGGCAGGCTCGGTTCCAACCGGGTAGCCATTGAACCAGTCGGCGTTACCGATCCAAATGTTGACGTTCGCCGCGTGAGTCGTAGCTGTAGTGCCGCTCGTGGCGCGCAGCACGGAAACAGTCGTCCCCGAAACGGCGTAGACCTGCATCGCCTCCTTATCGATATACAGCATCGAGCCCGCGGTGCCGCTCGGGATCGATGGGCCGAAGATATTGGTTGCCGACGCGACCACGATCTGAGTTGCCGTAATCGAGGTAATCGCGCTCGAAAGCGTAGTCGTCGAGAGCGTGTTGAGCTGGGCGAAGGCGGGGATGAACCCCGCCAGCGCCAGAGCAATCCATCGAATGAGTTTTTTCATGTTCCTGTCTCCTTAGGTGCCTGCCACGCGGCACGCGAATTCGCGGTAGAGCGGCGCGATGCCCCAGTATACGTCGAACCGGCAGACCCAAAGATCATGAACCGGATCGAAGTCACGAACGAATCGGAGAGTGACGCCGGTTTCCGGGTCCGTTTCCTGGTACGCCATGTCGGTTCCACCCGGAATATCCCCTGGAACCGAAACAACGGCATAGGAATCCTTCTGGAAAGCCAGGTATTGAGTCGATGTCGCGGAAGCTGGCGCATAAGGTGTGATGACGGCCGAAGCCGCCGGTGCCGCCGAGACGTTCTGATACTGCCCTGCTGGGGTGATGGCGGGGGCGATCTGGAGGGTCGCGTTCCCGGAACCGTCCGAGTTCGCAGTCTGGAGGACGACGAACTGCTGAAGAACGCTGGTCTGCTGATAGTTGGCGGCGTTGACCATGTAAACCCCGGCGATCGTGAAGACATCGCCGACATTCATGAGGCCGGTGACCGAAGCAGTCCAGCCGTTGGTCACGAGCGCCATGGTCCCGTTATTACCACCCGCACCGGTTTGCCCAGCGCCATTGACGACCGGCGAGCCACCGAGCGCACCCGAGACAAGCGAAGCGAGATTCTGGGACTGATACCAGTCCATCCCGCCAGTATCCCGGCCCATCATGGCCTTCTGGTACTGCTTGCTCAGGATCGCCTGTGGGTTGAAAAGGCCCTTCAGTGAGTCGACGACCTGAGTGGCTGCGTCCGCGTTGATGACTAGGCATCGCTCTTCAGGATCAGCCAAGTTCTCCCAAAGTTTTTGCGAAGCCTTGAGGTAGGTTTGAAACGCCGTGGTCCCGGTCGGAGTGGTCCCGTACGTCCCGACCACATTCCAGGTGTTCTGGGCGACGAACTGCGCTGCCGTGAAGTCGAGGATGTTGGCGATGCGCACCGCCGCAGGACGCAGGTAGGCTCGCGAGAATGCCTCGATGTCCAAGTACTTCTCGAACGAAGAAAACTGGAAGTCAACACCAGTTTGCTGGTTGATCGTGACAGGAGTAACGAGGTTGTTCAAGCCCTCGGGAGTGAAGAGCGACCCTTGGCGGCCGACGTAGCGCTGCGGCTTGCGGACGTTCAGGGTTTGCCCGATTTTCTCGCCCGGCTTGCCGAATTCATCGTCGTAGCCGTTATAGAGATTGGGCCAGACCTTCAAGAGGTTCGAGAGGATCGCCAAGGTTTCCCATGTGATCTTCTGGGTCGTTAAAAGATTGTTTGCAGCCACTTAGGCTACTCCCAGCCTTCGATCTCAGCCGAATCGCTTATTGCGGTAATCTGTGAACGATTTGGGTTCGCTCCCGGAACTGCCTCCGGAAGCACCACGCAACTGCGACCCGGCCGGTCGAGCGTTCGAAACAGGTTTCGGATTTGCTGGGGATTTGGGTTTAAACGCGTCGGGATACTGAAGCCGGTATTTCAACTCATACATGGCCTCCAGCCTCTCGATGACACTCGGCAGATTTTGAATCCGTTTCAGTTCGTCCTGATTCGCCATCAGGTGGTGAAGCATCTGCGGACCGTTTTCTGAGCGCATCAGCGGCAGAGCGATTTCATCGCCCAAGGGCTGGCTTTTAAGCTTTTCCACCAATTCCGGGTACTCCGGGTGATCGGCGGCGTAGGCTGTTCCGCGCTCCTCAAACGCGTCGTGATCGCGCTTCCAGTGCTCTTGAGCAGCTTCGTTTTGGACGCGAGCCTGCTCCTGAGCCTGTGCGTGCCACTGTTCGCGCTGCATCCGGCGCCACTCGGCTCTCGCGCCCCAGCGATTCAAATCCTCTTGGTAACGCGCCCACCCATCGGCGGTCTGATACTTCGGGTCACTGTTGATGGGTTTGGGGTCGTTCTGGTCTGTCCCGTCGAAAGTTCCGGACTGGGCGACGGGCTGGCCTTGAGGATTTGATTGTGCCTGAGGCTGTTGCCCCTGGCGAGCCGCCTGGAGGGCGCGCTCGGCATCGTACCGCTCACGTGTGAGCCGGTCGATGTCGCGCTGGATTTCTGCCTTGCGTTTATCTGCTTTCCCCTGCTTGACCGGTTCCGAATCGGTTGCATTTTCTGGGGTTTCAGGAGCCGCGTCGACGTGCTCTTCCGGCTCCTGAGTCCCCGCGGAGCTGTCCTCGACGGGCTGCCCATGGACGGGATCGACCGCGCCATTGACGGGCGCGCCGCGGCTTTCCCGGTAAGAGGAAAACGTCTGTTTCGTTTCTGGGGTTGCTTGATCGAGAACGGCTTCAGGCATGGTTTTTTAGTCCACGGTGGACCGAAGTGTCAAACCGGATCCCGGAAAACGGAAAGGGCTGCCGAATCCGCCGATTTGGGTGTGTGTTGTCGTCGAAGGACGGCACCCTTACCGGCGGACCGGGCAGCCCTTTCTAGAAAGCCGCTTTCCGGTTTTACGCCGCGATCCTGGTAAGTACGGTAAGGCTAGTTATGGTAGTTGTCAAGTACCTTGTAGGCGGATACCGGTAAAAGCTACCGCTCCCACCAGCCCAAATCGTACTCGAATGCGGCTGCGGTCGTCGCGTTGCTCGGAAAGTAGATATGGAACAACGCCCACTGCTGAGGGCCGATAACCACAGGATTGCATGCCGAAACAACGCGCCCGGCCGCAGTGCCCACGACGCCGCCACCCGCTTCAAGGGATCCAAACAAGCAGATAAGCTCGTCCTGAGTGACTGGAATGGCATGGCGCATCCAGGCGCGCGCCGCAGTTTTGACAGCCGTTCCGACGGCGGGAAGCGTCATCGCCGCACCCGAGAATGCAGACAGCTTTGCGATGGAGCCGGTCGGATCATCGCCATTCGTGTTCACCGGCGTGATCGACACGTTTCCCGCCGTCGGCGCCCGATTGGCGCTGTCCAACCGAACGACCATCTTGGCTCCGATGGCTGATGCCGGAATAACCGGAGCCGCGCCCGTGAAAGCAATGCGCACGAAATCCATATAGATGCGCTTGCCGGTTGGGGAATCGGAATTATTGATCGCGAAAGTGGCAGAAGTATCCGAGAAGGAGGCGAGAATCCCGTAGGTGACCTGCGTATCGATGGTGGGATTGGTTGCGTAGAAGTAGCTCCCTTCATCGGCAAGGACATGTTTGGTCGGGACCGGATTGGTAATGGAGATGGCGCCGTAACCGTCGAAACGCTGACCGGGCGGTGGGCCTCCGTCGACTGACCTTGGCCGCTTGGTGCGAGCCACGATTGGCGGAACAGTTTGCGGGAATGGAAAATATGGGCTAGACACAGTGTTCTCCTATTGCCAAGTGATGGTGATATCGGCGTTGATGCTGGTGAGCGAAACCGTCAAGCCATTCTGAAAGGTCAGTTCGTATTCGAGTGTTCTAGGAATCGAGCAATCCACAAAGCCGATCGGGTTGCCAGCGCTCCCGATCGAGTCGTAAAGAGTCAGCGTACAACCTTGACTCGCGGTATTGACAGTCACGAACCGCAGAGCGCCCGGCAGAGATTTAAGGGTTTGTGTTCCGCTCTGGGGAAGCAAGTGAGTATACGCGCCGGGAGTCCATGAAGAGATCGAAGGCGCGAGTTGGGCGTGCACCGGCCGGGTTATGACGGAGAGGATAAAAAAGAAGATGCCACAAACAGCGACAACTACAACTAGCGGCATCCTTATCATTGGACCCCTTCGATCCATCCGACGACCTTATTGGCGGCGTCGGCATTCC